CGGCCACGCTTCGCGGCCCGGTGCTGCCCCTTTGGAATTCGTCGATTCCATACTGGTTCTTCGCGAACGGTCGGCGGGTCATCATCGTGGCGAAGGTATCGACGAACTATATGTCGGCCTATCTGGGATTCATTGAACAGTATGCTCTTCCGAGTCAGTGGAGCTATCCCATCGCCATCGGAGGCTCGATGGCGTTCAACATTGAGCCTGCTGCGACCTCAGTAAACTGGGCATATTCGAACGGGACAACCAGCCTCTCGGCGTTCTATCGTGCCCACACTGACACAACGAACTATCTTTCACAGCTTCGCCTTCGTCGTCCCGATGGAACTTGGATCGGCTTCGAAAGCACACAGTTCAACGCATCCCAGGGCAGCATCTGGCCATACGCCGGGAATATGACCGATCTCCGCCCGAATCTCGATGGCACATATCCCATTCTTCCGCTGGTTCTGAGCGACTTCACACCGAACACATACGGTCGAATGGACGGTATCTGGGCGACGACCGGCCACCTTCAAGCACCCGAGAACACGATCACCGTCGGGCGCGATGTCTGGCTCGTAATTCAGAACATCGGACGCTCAACCAAAATTGATTTCGCCGCCGTGCGGATGGACTAGGAGAACGAGATGACTGCTGCTTATCAGACAGGCGTCCCCACGAGCCCCACGAACCTTCTCCAAACCCTAGTGACTTGGCTTGTCGCCCAAGGCTGGACGACTGATTCGAGTATTTCTGAGGGCACTGGCTGGAGGGCCCATCTTCACAAAGGGGCGAACTACATCAATCTGAGAGCAACGCCTGGGTCAGAGACCTTATTCGCTGGAGGAGTGTATTCCACCGGCGGGCAAATTGGTATCGGTCTCTACATGGGGACGGGCTACTCTGGGGCTTCGATCTGGAACGCCCAACCCGGAGGCCCTGTCGGAAACTCCGTTGCCTATATGGTGGGCTGCTTCATGCAGCTTGTGACGGGGGCTATGATCGGCTACCACTTCTTCGACGACGGCTCGGATAATATCGTCGTCGTCGTGGAAAAAACCTCTGGCGTCTTCACCTGTATGGGATGGGGTTCTTCGCTCGTGAAGGCTGGCACCTGGACGGGCGGAGCCTACTTCTTTTCAGCGTTTGGCGGGTACTGGGGCGGATTACCTGCCGGGACACCTGGGACGACAGTCACCGCGAACTGCCCATTCAACCATGCTGGAGGTGCAAACTCGGACCATTCCGCGTTCGTCCGTATTGATGTTGATTCATTCACATCGAAATGGATTTCTTTTAGTTCAGACCCAACGGCACAGCTTGGCTACACAGGAAAAAACGGGGACTCATCGGTCTATACCGCCGTCGCCGCGCCGTCAACAGAGAGCCCCACATATGGGCCAACAATGCAGGGAAGATGCACTTCAGCCATGAACAGTCAGGTCAACCTTCTACCGATTCGGCTTTTCGCGGCCCGCGATGTTTCGGGCCATTCACTCATTGGTGACGTTCCTAATTTGTTCTTCTCGAATGGTGTCGGCAACGGTTTTCAGGCGACTGGTATTTATCAGATAAGCGCCCAGAATTATATGATGTTCCCGAATTTTGCGGTTCAGAAATTCGCCTAAGCCATGACGAACTCACCCGGTCTGTACGCCTCGGATTCTCGGTCCTGCCCACCGAACGGGCTCTCAGTGTCGCTCATCGTTGGGCAACCTCTGACAAATTGCAGTCGCGATAACCCATCATTCGTGCTGGGTAATGCCGGTCCCCAGGGTGTCTGCTCCGTCGTTTCGCGGCCCCTTACGGGGACTAAGCATCAAATGTTCGACGGGCTCTTATTCGAACGCCTCATCACGAACCCCAGGCTCAAGGCGCTGGGCTTCGTCCTCTCGACCCAAGTGTTCTTCGTGGAGGTCTGGAACGCCCACGCGCAGGTATATGCCACGATGACGGGCATCGCCATCAATGGCGCGGGCGGGACCATCGTGACGAACCCTGGCTCGCTTCCCCTGCTCTACGCCCCAGATCAATCCTATGTCTTCACCGTGACCGAGCCCCAGGACGGGGCGTCTGCTCTGGACGACTTCGTGACCTTCGTCTTCACGGGTGAGGCGGGGGCCGACTTTGAAGTCACCGGGACCCGGCTCACGCCGTTCTCCATAGATATCGACTGGAGCCAGGGCTTTATAGAGGAGGTCGAATACAAGACCGTCGTTCTCAAAGCATGGTCGGACATGGAGCAACGCATCCAGCAGAGGACCGTGCCCAGGTCCAAGGCGACCTATACCGTAATGACGCTCACTCCGCAGGACAGCGCCCACTTCGACGGTCTGCTCTGGGGCTGGCAGCACCGGATCTATGGCGTCCCGTGGTGGCCGGACGCCTCGACCCTGGCGGCGGACCTCGTCCTGGGCTCCACGGCCATCCCCGTGACTACCACCTTCAAAGCCTATGCCACGGGCGGTCTCGTCATGCTATGGCGTGGGCAACAGAACTGGGAGGTGCTTACCATCAGCACCTTCTCGGCGGGGACCGTGAACCTCACCTCGCCGACGCAGAACCTATGGGCGAAGGGAACCATCGTCGTCCCCATGAAGCGGGGACGCCTCTCTGGTTCACAGCCGCTAGACCGACCGGCAAATTTCGTCTCCATCGCCCAGGTCGCCTTCGAATGTGAGGTGCTTTGATGACGACCTATCTCACCTTCGATGTGCTGGAGATTGAACCGAACTCTCGGGACAAGGTGACGGACACCTTCAACCGAAGCGTCGTTCGCTTCGACCCAGGGCTCGGCAAGGTGGCTCTCGATGACCGTGGTGGGACGCCAGTCATGACCCATGCCTTCAACTGGTTCCTCGATGGCAGGACGAACATCGACGCCTTCCGCACCTTCTTGGCCGCACGGAAGGGGCGGGGGGTCCCCTTCTGGATGGCCTCGTGGCGGACGGACATGGTCACCGTGAACGACCTCCTTTCGACCGACACGACTTTCCTCATCAAGACCCAGGGTTACACGAAATTCCAGTACCCCTCGAACGCCCGACGCTACATCGCCTTCATGCTGGCGAACGGGACTTTCCTCTACCGCAAGATCACCTCCTCGGTCGATGTGGGAGACGGGACCGAACGCCTCACCCTGGATGCCAGCCCTGGCGTGGGCGTCCCCGCGACGACGATGGTCTCGTTCCTCCAGTTCTGCCGCCTGGATGCCGACAGCATCTCGATTCAGTGGCGGAGTCAAACCTTCGCGGAGGCTCAGATTCCCATTGTTGAAATCCCGAGGGAAACGCCATGACCTATTCAGCCAGGGAGACCAGCCGCTACTCGGGGCTACCTTTCGAACTCTACCAGTTCACCAGCCAAGGGCTCGATGTTTGGCGCATGACCTCTGGCGATGTGGCTCGGTCCTACCTCTCGCAAATCTACACGCCAGAGGCCATCGAACGCACCGAGATCAACCAGGACCACGAACTCACCAGCGGGTCGATCAAGGTCACGATCCCGCGCACTTGTGACCTCGCATCCCGCTTTGTCTCCTACATCCCCAGCAGCCCGATCTCCCTGGTCATCTTCCGTGGGCACGACGGGGACTCGGACATCGTTGTGAACTTCACTGGGCGGGTCGCCAGCGCAACCTTCGCCGACGAGTGCGAACTAGAGATCCAGCCCGAGCAGCAAGCCCTTCGCCGCACTATCCCGATTCAGAAGTACCAGTCACAGTGCAATCGGGTTCTCTACGGGCCCGGCTGCGGCGTGGACAAGAACGCCTTCAAGCTGGTTGGGACCGTCCTCACCGTGACTGGTGACACCTTCACCGTCGCCGTCGCGGGAACCAAGATCGACGGCTGGCTGAACGCGGGCTACATGGAGAAGGGCGACGAGAAGCGAATGATCCTGAACCACACTGGGACCAGCGTCCAGCTAATCAATCCGATGGCTTCCCTCGCGCCTGGGGATTCCGTGAACCTCTATGCCGGGTGCATGAGGCACGAGGTGGACTGCGGTGTGAAGTTCAACAATCTTGTGAACCACTGGGGCTTTGCTCGCATCCCGCAAAAGAACCCGTTCGATGGAGGGCTCACCTGATGGGCTTCTGGTTCGCAATCTTCCTTCTCGTCGCCACGACCGTTGTCTCGGCGCTCATGCAGAAGCATCCCAAGGACGCCCAGCCAGCGGGCCGTGGGGACTTCTCTATCCCGACCGCCGAGGCAGGCCGTCCGATTCCGGTCATCTTCGGCACGATCAAGATGGGCGGGCCGAATGTGACATGGTGGGGAGACCTCACCGTCCAGGCAATCAAGGTGAAGTCGGGGGGCTTCCTTGGCATCGGTGAAAAGAAGGTCACGACCGGCTACCAGTACTTCGCGGGCATGATGCTGGCTCTGTGCCACGGACCCGTGGATGCCGTGAAGCAAGTCCTCGTCGCCGACAAGGACATGGGAGCGACGCAGGTCGTGGTCGGGGCCCCCGAGAACTACACGCAGCTCTCGATCAACAATCCTGGGGCGTTCGGTGGGAACGAGGGTGAGGGCGGCATCAGTGGGCTCGTCAGCTTCTACCGTGGCCTCCAGACTCAACTCTCCGACAGCTATCTCACCGCCCAGTGGGGAGCCGTCGCGCCCGCCTTCCGTG